GATTCAAGGTAGCGGCGGTTGAAGGGCGGCGGTTCGGTTTCGAACAGGTCCCGCCACTGTGCCTTCAGGTCAGGCGTCGACGTGGCTTTCAGCGCTGCCAGGCGCGCGGGGATTGGATCAGGTTTCGTCATGCGTCGCTCCGGTGGGTTGGAGTTGCATGAAGGCATTGGTCGGGCGGACAGTGTAGGCAACTTTCTCCAGTCTGGTCAGTGACTTCACCCCGTTCCCGCATCCGCAGCCGGATCAGGCCAAGCGCCAGAAATCCGCACAGTTCGGCGCGGCGCCGGGCGGGGGTCATCTGATCAGGTGGCAGGGCGTTGGGGCGTTTCATCGAGGCCTCGGAGCTTTCGTCTCCTAAAGCCTCTACTCATCCCACCCGAAATTCGTCCCACACGTTCCCGCCCAAGTTGCGCGTTCACGCAAGAGAACATATGATGAACTATCGGTAAATGGGAAAGGGGAATCAGTATGGCGGGCAACCTCAAGAAGTTCGTGAACCCAAGGTTCATCAAAACCGTCGACCTTCCCCTGATGAAGACCCTGCTTGCCCGCCATGAAGGCAAGTTCAAAGGGTTTTCGCTTGATCATTTGGAGGGCGACGATGCTGACGCCCGCAAGGCGCTGCAGGATTTTCTGGCCGGGGCCGAGGAGAATTACCCTGAAGGCCTGCGCGGCGATTTGCACCGGATTGCCGAATTGGGCGACGCGCGCGGTCTTGAGATCATCGAGGCACAAGCGGACCGGGAAGGGATCGATCTTTTCCCGGAAATGAAGACAAGCGATCAGGATGCTCCGAACAAGGCGCACGATCCGAAGCATATTGCGCTGCGGGTATTCCTTGAGCATCCTGACCTTTTCGAGGCGGCCGCCGACCACATGGCCTTGCTTGCCCCGGATCGCCTGCATGAATTCGCGGGCCGTGAACGCGGCATCACCATCGATTTGACGGAAGAAAAGGTCGAGGCGTTCCGGGTCGCCGTTGCCGACCTGTTCCGCAAGGCATTCCTCGGTGATTACTGCCGGGTCGGTGATTACGCCGATGCCGACGAGATCAATCTTGTCGTCAGCCACGGCTCGACCGTTTCCACCATGCCGGTCGTTGAGGGGCAGCAGGAGCGCGTGATCAGCGTCCGCCAGATTTCGCATGCCGTGCTGCGCTATTCCGAAAACACCGGCATGCTGCGACTGGCGCGCATCCGGAAAGCACACCAGCCGGAAATTGCCGAGTTCTTCGCGGCGATCATGCTGGAGCGCCCGGGCTTCTTCGAAGGGGACGACGCGCAGGATTTGTACACCCTGCGACCCGTCGAACTAGCCGGAGCCACCTTCGCCTTTGACCACCGACATGATCCGGGGATCGAAAAGGTGCAGATTATCGATGCCGCCGCAGACCTTATGGTGCCCGGCAAGAACGGGTATCTGCGGGTGGCGCGCACCTTGCGGTCGCGCGATCTCGGCGGCGAAGCGCTGCGCCATTTCGGCGGAACGCCGGTTGCATTTGGCGGATCGTGGCGGCTGGGTGAACTGGCGTTCCGGGTTCTGTTCAAGGGTGACGGCAAGCGCCAGCCCCAGGTGACAGTCAAGCTGCGGCCCCCCGGTGTGCTGCAGTTCCGGCGCACGCAGCACGAGGCGCGGGTGCTGACCTTGATCCAGCGAAACGGGCTGATGAATGACCGAGACGATTTTGAGGTTGTTGACGCGGCTGAGTGAGGCTGGCAGCGACGCGATCTTGACGAGAGAGATGGCTAGGCCCTTTCAGGGGCCCGTGTTCGAACGATTGCTGGCGCGGCGCATCATCGTCGAAGATTCGCCCCTGACGGAGTGGGATGTCTGCGATCGCTGTGACTGCGGGCTTGCGTCGCGCCGCATCCGTTCGGTCGGGGACAACCGGTTTCGGGCCGAATGCCCGATGGACCGGCGTCAGGATGTGGACCTGACCGAGGATGACCTGCGCGTCTATCGTGTCGGGGGCCCGGCACTTGCGTCCGCGATCAGCGCCGCGGCGGGGTTCAGTGAAAGCCCTCACCAGCTGGTCGATGGACTCTGGCAGTTGGGCACATTGCCATCCGGGCGGATCGTGTTTCTGGCGCTGGAACCTGCTGTCCTGACCGGCGAGACCATATCCGCGATGCTACGCCAGACCGTGCAGGGTCAAGACGTCACGATCCTGGCACCAGCCATTCCTCTCCCTGCGGCACTGCGACTGCGCGATGCCGGCTTCCAACTTGTAGAGTCCCTCTCGGTCATGATGCCGGTTTTAAGCGGTTTCGGAGTCGCCATCGATCCCGCATCCCTGAGCCCGGCATTGGCGACCGCATCGCTGCGGGTTCGGACGGGAACGGCCGAGGTGCAATGGGCGGGTCGCTCCGTCATTTTGTCTCACCAGCTTTTCCCGGTGATGCAGTGCCTGCTGGAAAAGGCGCTGACGCGCGATCAAGTCGCCTCCAGTTCCCATGTCGAAGGCACCACCGGGCGCGAAGCCAAGGATCTGATCCGGGAGCTGCGCGCGGCCTTTGTTGCGGCCGGTTTCGCCAAAGCGGAAGCCGAGGCGCTCATCAAGAACGTTCGAAACAGGGGCTACCGCCTCGGCGTTCCCGCAGAAGGAATCGTGATCGACAACTGAGCGCCGCCCACCAAACCCCCACACTATTCCCACCCCGTTCCCACCTACGCAGCCACCGCATCCGGCACTTTGGGCTCATCAGAAACGATGACCGAGGCGCGCAGCGATGCAGATCGAACTTTCACCCGACGATATTGAAACCATTATCCGCGAGGCCGACACGGCCGCGCGCCGGTTGCGGCGGCGTCTGCAATTGCAGACCTGCGACCGCGAAGATCTGGGCCAGGACCTGCTGGCCGATCTCCTGCGCCGCTTGTCCGCATACGATCCCTCCCGAGGCAGCATCGGTGCATTCGCAGGCCTGATCCTGCGCAATCAGTCCTCCCGTATCGCCATACGACATCACCAGGCGCGTCGTGCGCAATGCGGCACCTTGCTGTCGCTGGACGCGCCCATCGCTGGCGGGACGGAGCCGCTTGGTTGCCTGTTGGCGGAAGCCGATGGGCTGGCTGCCTGGCACGGCCAGGACCTGAGCGCGGCCGACTATGCCGATCTCCGCCATGACTTTGCCCGCGTGCTGGGCGATCTGCCCGAGGATGCGCGCACCCTCTGCGCGGCGCTCGGCACCTGCGCCATCGCAGAAATCGTCGGCCGCACCGGCACCTCCCGCTCCGCCCTATACCGGCACATCGCCCAGTTGCGGCTCGATCTCGCGATGCGCGGGTTCGGGGCGCAGTGGGACGGTTCACGCGCGGCGTGAGTAGAGGACCCTCATGGAGATGTTCGTCATGCCCCCCACCGCTTTCATCCCGGCCAAACCCCGGCCGCTCACCGATATCGAATTCTGCGCCTGGATCGGCCAGGCGGTGCCTGGCGACCAGCTGGAGTACCATCGCGGATTTCTCGGCATCGATACCACCGCCGTGATTTCGACCCTGCCGGAGCCCGAACGCCGCAGGCTTGGGGCGCTGGCCAGTGCCGCCCATCGAGCCTTCGAGGCGGTGCTGGTCCATCTGGTGCAGGTGCGCGTCGGGCCGGACCGCTTCGCTTACCTCGCCATTGCGCGGACCAAGTCACGCCACGCGCCGATCCCGTTTTCTCAACTCATCGCGACAAAGGAGGCCGCCTGATGCGCGCCGTACTTGCCTGGATCGGGGATCGGCTCCCGCCCTCCCTTTACTTCGCCTTGGCCGGAAAAGCGGCCGAACCCTCGATCGGAGATAGCTCCATGGCCAAGCTGCCGAGCCTGATCGCACGCCTGCGCCGTGCCTTTCACAGCCTGGACGAATTGCCTGACACGATCCCCGCGCCGTGGCGCGAAGGCAACGAGATCGAACCGCTACCAATCGAGGTGGCGACCATCGACGATATCGCCTTCGCCGTGGTGGCCGCCAACGCGGATGTCTCGGCCGCGATCCGACGTTCCTCCGCGCTTGAGCGGCTGCACCGCCTTGCCCGCGAAGCCGGAGCAGTCGGGACCGACCGCGCCGTTGATGCTGCGCTGAAACGGGAGGGGCACTGATGGCCATTCCGTTCCCCAGCACCGATGCGGCGGCTGCCCCGCAACTCGCCAATGCCCCCGGTCTCAATGACCTCGACCGCCTGTCCATTGGCGACATAGCTGCCCTGCCGCCAGACCTGCTGTTCACCTTGCAGGAAGCCGCTCTTGCGGAAACGGCCCGGGTCAAGCGTCTGCGCGAACGTCTGGAGGCGGGGATCGGCCTGCGCTATGGCGCGGCAACCGAGGCCGAGCGGGCAACGCAAGGAAAGTCGTCCGGCACGGTGCGCATCGAGGATGCGGGCGTGGTGGTGATCGCGGACCTGCCGAAGAAGGTGTCCTGGGATCAGGACCGGCTGGCTGCCATGGCCGCGCGCATCGCCGCGTCAGGCGACGATCCGACCGAGTATCTCGAGATCGCCTACCGCGTGTCAGAGCGCCGGTTTGGTGCCTGGCCCGAAGCGATGCGGGAAGGTTTCGCGGCCGCCCGCACCGAGACCACCGGCAAACCCGTGTTCCGGCTCGAGACCCGAGACCGGTGACGCGCGGCGGCGGGACGCCCGAGCGGCAACGCCGGGCAGGTTCCCCTTCGGCACCCGGTCACCCCCGCCGCCGCGCCCCTTTCAGTCTTTCGGAGAACCCCATGACTTTCCGCATCATCACCGCCGACGAGCGCATCTCCTCGTCCGAGAACAAGACCTCCCTGGCGATTTTCGGTCCGCCCGGTGTGGGCAAGACGACGCTTCTGAAATCGCTGCCCGCCGACGAAACCGTCTGCCTCGACCTCGAAGCTGGAATGAAGTCGGTGCAAGACTGGCGCGGGGCCTCGATCCCGGTGCGCAGCTTCACCGATTTCCGCGATCTGGTGGTGCTGATCGGCGGGCCTGATCCGGCGCAGCATCCGCAATCCTGGTACGGCACCGAACGCCATGCGTGGCTGCAGGCCCAGCACCGCGGCAGCGGCATCGAAGCGTTCCTTGGTGCGCGTCGCATCGTGTTTGTCGACTCGATCACCGACTTGACGCGACAGGTCATGGCCTATGCCCGCCAGCAGCCCGAGGCGTTTTCGGACCGGACCGGCAAGCCGGATGTGCGTGGGGCCTACGGACTTCTCGGCCGCGAGGTGATCCAGGCGCTGAAGCACCTGCAACATGCGCGCGGCAAGTCCGTCATCTTCGTCGGCGTGCTGGAGAAGGTAACCGACGATTTCGGGACGGTCACCTGGCAGCCGCAGATGGAAGGCAGCAAGGCCGGGCGGGAATTGCCCGGCATCGTGGACCAGGTGGTGTCGATGCAACTGTTCGCCCGCGATGCCGAAGGTGGCTGGGTCCTGGACGAGACCGCCACCGAACATCGCCTTGTCTGCAAATCCGGCAACCCTTGGGGCCTTCCGGCCAAGGACCGCTCCGGCCGTCTGGACATGACCGAGCCGCCCGATCTTGGCGCACTGCTCGCCCGCATCGACGGCCGAATGGCCCTTCAACCCGCATTCTCCTCCTGATCCCTGAAAGGACACATGTCATGAGCTACGATCTGAACGACGCCCAGCCGCAGATGGCCCCCATCGGCGAACTGATCCCCGACGGCACCTTTGCCAAGGTGCGCCTGACCATTCGCCCCGGCGGCGTGAACGGCGCGACACCGGCGGATGCGGGGTTGCTGAAGGCCTCGCAATCCAGCGATGCGCGCATGCTCGATTGCGAATTCACCGTGGTCGATGGCCCCCATGCCCGGCGCAAGTTCTGGCAAAGCTTCACCGTGGCGGGCGGCAAGCTGGACGAGAAAGGGCAGTCCATCGGCTGGAAGATCTCGAAATCCACCTTTCGCGCCATCGTGGACAGCGCCCTTGGCCTTGATCCCAAGGATGAAAGCCCCGGCGCCAAGGCCAAGCGGGTTCTGCCTGGTCTGCGGCATCTTGAAGGCATCATCTTCGCCGCCCGCATCATGGTGGAGCCCGCCTCCAACCCGCAGTACCGCGACCAGAACCGCATCGCCAATGTCGTTCTGCCCGACGAGCCGCAACATGCGGCAATCATGCGCGGAGAAACCATTGCGCCGGAGCCGGTCAACGCCCCGCCGCGCAAGGCCGCGAGCGTCGCGGCGCCAGGTTGGCAAGCCCCGGCACCGGCATGGGGTGCGGCGCAACCGTCGCCCGCAGCTCCGAACTGGGGCGCGGCACCGCAGCCCGCCGCCGCACCCGCGCCCGCCTGGGGGACGCAGATTGCCCCCGCAGCCCCGCCCGCACCGCAGGCTCCTGCGCCCGCTGCACCGGGGGCTCCCGCAATGCCCGCGTGGCTCAATGGCTAATGCGCTGCGGAAACGGCAGTCGGGTGGTTCTGCGCGATCACCCACGGCCAAACCAGATGGGGCTGGGCCGGGAAACCGGCCCATGACCCCGGATGAATGGCACGCGCATGTGACGCGCGCCGCCGCACTGGAGATCGGAAAATGGCTCGAGGCCCGAGGAAAACTGCACCAACCCATCGCAAGCCTCACCCTCGGCGACCTGGAGGCCATGGCGGTCAACGCGGTCTCGCACTGGATCGTCCTGCAGTCGGAACGCCTTCAGCGGCAGGATTGGCCGCAAGAGGACCCGGTCGCGATGATCTTGCTCGGGTAGCGATCTGCGCGGTCTGCGCGCGTGAAGCCCGCGGCTTCGGCTACGTCCACCGGCTGCAATACGACCGTTCGTCGCTGCGATCGGTCCCCCGGACCGATCACTGGCCTTCGGCCACCGCTCCTCACCCCTATCACCGCTTCTGCTCGCTCCGCTGTCAGGACGTGGGCAGCGCAATCGCTCAAAGGAACAATGGCATGATCGACAAGACCGCCCGCGAGGCACAAGCCATCCGCGATGCCCGGGTGCTGTTCGCCGAAGCGCTGACTGACCTCGGCCTGATGGCGCCCTTCTTCAACCGCACCGCCGCCGACATTGATCGTCTGATCGAGGCGGCCGTGACCGGCTACGTCGACAGCATGCTGGCGCAAGGGGCGGTCAAGGAACGCACCGGCACCGCCCATGACGATCCGATTCCGTTCTGAGGGGACGCGCCATGATTGATCTGAACGACGATCCACCGACCTGCACCTGGAAGGGGCTTCTGGCCGCCGCCACCGAAAACGCAGCCACCGGTTTCGAGATCGAGTTTTGCGACAGCTTGCGCCAGAAACTCGAACGGTTCGGCGCGCGCGCCCAGCTGACGGACGCCCAGTTTCACAAGCTGACCTGCATCGCGCAGGCCGGTGGATTCTGGGAGCGCGACAAATGATCGACCTGAACCATGGCTCGGGCTGCCTCTATAGCGAGGGCACCCCGCCCGCCACCATCGCCTCAGCCGTTTCTGCGGCCATCGACGCGGCCCTTGTGGCCCGCAACCGCAGCGAACGGCCCCGCACTTATGTCAGTTCCTCGGGTCTTGGCCGCGATTGTCTGCGCCAGATCCAGTATGACTTTCTCGCCGCGCCAAAAGACGAGGGTCAGGAGTTCGCCCCGAAAACCCTGCGCATCTTCGAGGCGGGGCACCGGGGCGAGGACATTGTCGCAGGCTGGCTGCGCATTGCTGGGTTCGATCTGCGCACAGCACGCGCCGATGGGCGGCAGTTCGGGTTCGCCGCACTTGGCGGCCGGTTCAAGGGGCACATCGATGGTTGCCTGGTCTCCGGCCCGGTCGCCATGGACTATCCCGCCCTCTGGGAAAACAAGGCGCTCGGGGCGTCAAGCTGGAAGGATGTGGTCAAGCGCGGTGTCAGCATCGCCCGCCCGGTCTACGCCGCGCAGCTGGCGCTCTATCAGGCCTATCTCGATCTGCCGAAGCCCGCGCTGTTCACGGCGCTGAACCGCGACACGATGGAATTGCACGCCGAATTGGTGCCGTTCGACGCGCGGCTTGCACAGGACATGTCGGACCGCGCCGTGGCGGTGGTGCGGGCGTCCGAAGCGGGCGAATTGCTGCCGCGCATGGCGGCTGACCCCACTGCGGTTCTGTGCCGGGGTGGCATGTCGGCGGGCAAATGGCATGCGCCCTGTGCGTGGGCGGGCGAGTGCTGGGGGAATAATCATGAGTGACTTCACCCCTTCGAACGCTCAGGCCGCCGCCATCGCCGAAGTCCGCGACTGGTTCGAAACCCGCACCGACCAGCAGCAGGTGTTTCGCCTGTTTGGCTATGCCGGGTCGGGCAAGAGCACGGTTCTGAAGTTTGCCCTCGACGACCTCGGCCTGTCACCCCACCGCAGCGCCAAGGACGGCAGCTGCGTACCGGGCGTGGTCACCGCCACTTTTACTGGCAAGGCCGCATTGGTTCTGAACCGCAAGGGCACGCCCGCGCGCACCATCCACAGCCTGATCTATTCGGTGATCGAGTCGACCGAGGAGGAAGTCGCAGCCGCCGCCGTGAAGGTGCAGGAGGCGGAAACCGCCGCCCGCAGGCTGACGGGTTTCGACAGGACTGCGGCCGAAGCCGGGATCGAGGCGATGCGCCAGGCGCTGTCGGCCATGAAACACCCCCGTTTTGCCCTGAACCCGCAGAGCGACGCCGCCGATGCCAAGCTGATCGTGCTGGACGAGGTATCGATGGTGGGCGAGGAGATGGCGCGTGACCTGATGAGTTTCGGCAAACCGATCCTTGTGCTGGGCGATCCCGGCCAGTTGCCTCCCATCAAGGGCGAAGGTGCCTTCACTCGCGACGCGCCCGACGTGATGCTGACGGAAATCCACCGCCAGGCGGCCGAAAGCGCCATTATTCGGCTGGCCACCATGGCGCGGATGGGCGAACCCATCGGATTCGGCACCTACGACTCTTTCGTAGCCAAGCTGCGCAAGGGCGACATCACCCCGGATCAGGCACTGCGGGGCGGACAGTTGATCTGCGGTCTGAACGCGACGCGGCTGCAGTTGAACAATGCCATGCGCGCGGCAGCGGGGTTTGGCGGGACATACCTGCCCACCGGCGCGGCAGAAAAGATCATCTGCCTGAAAAACCAGAACGACCTCGGGCTGATCAACGGCATGTTTCTGACGCTGGAAGGCATCGTCGACGAAGGCAGTCTCCATTTCTCGGCCATAGTCCATGATGAGGATGGTCGCCGGGTCGGGACCCTTGATCGCGACGGCCGACCGGGCCGTTTGCGCGTCTACAAGGGCCATTTCGAGGATCATGTCGCCAATGACCCCAAACGCCACGACCGGGACTGGAAGGACAAGCGCCTTCTGACCGAAGCCACCTTCGGCTGGGCGATCACGGCCCACAAGGCGCAAGGCTCCCAATGGGAGAACGTGATCGTCTGGGACGACGGGATGGGCCGCACGGATCTCGACCGTCGCCGCTGGCTCTATACCGCGATCACCCGGGCCGAGCGTGGCCTTGTGTTGCTGGCCTGAAGGGGACGCGATGATCGACCTGAACGATGTCGCGACCTCCACCCCCCGCCATGATCTGGCGGCGGTGCGGGATCGGCTTG